GCAATTTTCTTGCATTTTGCCGGCGATTCTACAATAACGAGATTGCTCATCTCTGTTGAGGAATGTGGTAAAGGTAGGGGGATTCTTTCAATTTTACATGTATATCAGGTCTAAGGCATTCGTGCTATATTTGTATAGCATGGAACCCCGCAAAATGAATATGTTCTCTGTCTTAGCCGACAGCGATTCGGAATCAAGTTCGTTTGATGAGGAAATTCTTCCTTCCCAGAATCTTGAGAATTCAATTACGATTCAACTTGCCGAGCAGCCACAGCAGTTCCGCACGTGGGTAAAGGATGAAACCGAACAGAGATTTACAGGAGATGAAATAAAAGGAAATATTTTTAGCAGCCCTTTTTCAAAGAATAAGCATTCACACAAACAATGGAGTAAGCCAAGGTTTCGTGAAGATGGAGATGGATGGGTCAGTCTTCGTTGGTCACAACCTCAATTTGAAGAAACAATAGATCCTCCCTATGACACAACTGAAGTCATTCCAGAAGTCGTAGTTGAAGAAAAGCAATTTCCTTCATTATTAACCCGTGGAGAAACAATTAAATCAGCGACGAAAGAAGATTTTCTATCAGCCGTTGCATGGGCTGAAAAAATAAAGAAGAATTTGGAAAAGGCAGAACTTGTTCGAGCTGCAAAGGCGAAAGAATTTTCGGAAACAACGACGGATTCATTCTGCCGTTTATCTTTTTTCCGTAGACCGATGCTTGTAGAAGTTCCAGAAGGACAGGTTTAAACTTTACATATTTTATAAATAGTATAGTATAGTAAAATGTCAAAGGAGGGTGTAAAAGAGGATACCATTGTGAATGCGGTTGTCCAGAAATTTTTACAGCGTTCTGAGGTAGGCAAGAAGAAGTATGGTGTAACTTTGGATCGTGAAGACTTGAGCACCCTTGATTGGATCACGCATGCTCAAGAAGAATTTATGGACGGTATTCTCTATTTAGAAAAACTAAAGAGACAGTTCTCATCAATAGCCGAACAATAGACCTGCGCGGCCGCCATAGACACGTAAAATAGAATATGTTTCCGCCCATACATAGATTGTATAGGCTGGAACATCAGTTACACGAATACTTCCTCTATAGGGTTTGAAATTGAGAAGAAGGTCAATGTTTTGCATTTTATCTAAATTCGCATGACCCATTGGATTTGTAATACCATAAGCTTCATGTTGGGTGCCAAAGGGAATATGATAATAGTATTTATTATGCCATGGACTCTTTCTTTGTTCAAAACTTGGCAAAATACTGCGAAATAAAACAGGAGAGTCTGTTGCATAGCGAACCAACTTTCCTTCATACGTCAGTGCAAAGGATGTAATAGGTTCTGAATCAATTGCGGAATAGGCGGGAATGAGAGGACGAAAGATCTCTGTATTTAGACCACTTGCATCGGGCCACCAAGGAGCAACAAGCCCTATACCACTCAAATCTGCAACAAAAAATCCGCTCAAATCACGGGTAGCAAGGAATGGGGCGTTTAGTAAATCGGCTTCTTGGCGGTGTGCGAAAAAATAGAGTTCACGGGTCGGGTTGGGTATGCGCATGCGAACACGGGCCGACGGCATGGAACGGGTGTCAAAGGGCGGGATAGAATAGTGTTGGACAATAGGATAGCTGATATCACCGAGCCGAATACGATTGGCTTCGGGTTTATCAAGATAGACATATTCTAACAATAGATAAGCATCTTCAAATGCATAATTTGTCGGCATTTGGATTCCAGGAATTTGTGAAGCCAGAACCGACTTTTGCGGATTTCCATTCAGGCCATACACGGGTTTGCCATTTACAGGATCCAAAACATAGAAAGGGCTTCCTGCCATGGGTGGAAGTATGAGCTGATTTTGCAGATTCTTTGCACGACTGGTCGTTGTATATATATTGGCAATGGTGTTAAAGGTGATGCCGATTTGAAGAATATCAGTCCCTATAGCATCAATTGGCAAAGCATCGGAAGGATCACCACGAGCAAACCAAAAAGGTAGAGGGACTGCGATTTCTTTGAACTGTGTATCCCAACCATTGGATTTTGGTGTAAATCCGTAATCATAACGACCCATCATACGATTTACCGTTGTGGTTTTTTCCAAGGGTGTGTGGAATTTATCCAATACTTCCATCAGTCTTCCATCCAGAGTGTCAATCGGTGTAGCACCTATAGTAAATTGTGCCTGATTAATGAGCGCATGACCTACTGAATTTGTCCAACCGAAGGTAGGACCTGCAAAAGGTTTGCCCGCCGTGTTTGCAGCTGTGCGAGCAGAAAGCTGTGTTGTGCGAATATCAGGAAGTGTGACCATAAGAAACACCTTTGTTATAAGATGGCCTCTACGAGGAAGTGTGGCTTTGGCAGTTTGACCAAAGGTGGGAGTATTGTCAAAGTCAACACGATACCATTCTGTAGTAAATCTTCCTGTTTTCACAAAAGCTTTTTGAAAAGCTTCAATCTTAGGTTGGCCTTTCGGAGGAAGCAGGCGTTCATCCTGAAGGCCAGAATGAAGAAGTTTCAATAGGCCAGCCGAGGCCATTCTGGTGTGCTTGTTAAAAAACTTATAAGCCTAGGATTCTTTATCTTAGTCGGTATACATCTGATTTGCCAGGCCATTCTGGAATCGTAGCCATTGTAAAGTAATTACAAAAACTTTGACTTCCCACTCTTGTTCGTAGATCCCTCCAGGGGGGCTTACATCCAGAGTGAGGCGCACAGATTGTAAGCGAGAAGCATTGGCTGTTCCACTTGGTTGATGTTCTGCAGGATTCTTAGCAAAAGAATATCCGTAAATGAAAGAGTCATATGCAGATGCTCCTCCTTTATGTGCTAAAGCAATATGTTGGCGAAACCATTGTTCTTCTTGATTTATCAATTCTACACCATTTAACTGTAGCACGGCATGTTGTAAAAGGGGTCGGAATGGATTGTAGATCGGATTATATTCAACACTTGTAACGGCGGAATAATTTGTCCATTCATTATTGTTTGCTGTAGCTTTTCGGCGCACAAACCATATAATTTCTTCCATTGGATGATTCACTTCAAGTGGAAGTTGCACTTGAATAATATCGGAAGATGTCTTATTTGTCACATATTTCAAAGGCTCTGAGAAATAAAAGGTATTACAGATTCTTGTAATAATTTCAAACGGATTTCTCAAGATTCTTTGGCGTATTAGGCCATCTGTATGGGCTGAATAAGTGACAAGTTGAATATTTTTAAAAGGAGGGGCTGCAATAGGGGTCTGCACATAGGCAGGAATGGCTCCAAAATTAATAACTTGTATTTCTTGATTCAGGGGGGTTTGTAGTATATTCTTACGTCTACCTGCCAAAAGGCGAATACATTCAGAAAAAGGTCGCAGGGTTACGTGAATTCTTACAGTGCCTTCACGACAAGCTAAGAGTGGTAAAGCTTCTTGAAGTTTCACACGTTGAAAGAAGAAGGGTAGGGGTATTATTAAAGTATTATCCTGTGTCGGATACGGATGATATGTTGGACTTGTAAGAAGTGTAGATATAGGATAACGCCCTAGGCCATCTATAGCAACACCATATTGACCATTTACATCCAACATGAGAATCCCCGCAGTGTTCAAAAAATCGCCATCTACTATTTCAATGGTCTGACCGGCAATTTCTAATTCAGCCTTTTCAATGATCACTGTGCCGAGACTATTTGCATAAAACCATACATCATTTATATATTTTCCTTGATATTTAGGATAATCACATGTCCTTGCTTGAAATCTGAGAAGAGTTGTCTCATCAAACCAGTGTCCTAATTCAATTTGTAACATGGTGCTAAAGAGGAGATCTCCTGCCGATACAGATCCAATGTCAAATGTGAAACGTTGTCCAAAGGATGTAGGGCCACGGAATTGAAATTGTTGGACAGATAGTGAAAGAGGGTGTATACGCCGAGCTTCATCAGGAAGCCACCATGTTTTTTCCGATCCTAAAGGGGTATATTCATTATCTTGAAAATCACGAGGCGTGAGATCCAACAAAGTGGTAATATCACCTCCAGGTCTCGCATATCCCTGGCTATTCATCTGAGGTATTCTAGGATGTTTCTCTAGGCTAGCATGTGGCTCTTTAGCTCATGGCTCTTTAGTTACCGCTGAACAATTCTGCACGCCCTTGACCATCTGTGTCAAATCTTGCCCAACCTTCGACAATCACTCGGAGTTCCGTATTTGGAGCACCAGTTAAGGGGTCAGAGGGAGGGAGGCTCAAATCTATGTAGAAAATAGGGCGATCTGCTGTAGTAAAATTCACAGCCCCTGATACTTGTGAAGAAGCATCAGGAAACCGTAAAGGCGCAATATCTCCAAGAGTCCAATTCATAGTATTTAATTCAGAAGTAGTATCGTTTTCCTCTTTTGCAAAGTTTGTAATATCACGCCATACTAAAGAATCACGTGGAAGTTCACGGTCTTTTCCAGCGATTTGTAAATTTACAGAGTTAAAATAGCTTTGTGCGCCGGTAATACCCGTATTTATTTTCCACAACTTATTAGCATTAATATCACTAATACTACGCATGAACCAAATGACACGACCTGAAGGATGGCGTCCATCTAAAAGTCGTTTCACCAAGCTCGTTCCACCTGCAACCACTCCTGCATAGTCCAATTGGTTCTGTGTAAATATATTTTCCCAATGCCTAGCAAAAATAAGTTTCTGGGGTTTACTTTGAAGCAAGTCTTGATATTCACGAGGCACATAGATTTGCTGAGTTTCCAATTGAATGTCTAAAGGCAGAATCTGAGTTCTCAGCAAAGTTGTAAAAGGGACGGGCGGAGTAAGATTTGCCAGAGTTTGCTGAAAGTCTGTGCGACCCCACGGGGTTGGTTTCATACGCCCATCGGAGGATTCCACCAAGTCTTCTAAACGTCTTAATTTACAACGAAGGCGATAGCTATGGCTCAAGGCAGACCTTTGTGGAAATCCTGGATCTTCCTTCCTTTGACAACCGATCAAAGGAAGTTTGAGACGCAATTGCGGTGGGGTTGCATTTCTTCCAATACATAGAGAAGATCCATTGTGTTGTCCAGTCAATGTATTACTTACAAACTTATGAGCATATGATCCTTGATTCATTTCAATAGCCCATAGAGCATCGCCTGAAAATTCTTGGAGTAGGATATTATCTTGGTAAAACTGTATTAATTCAAATAAGAAATATCCAATACCATTTGTATATCCATAGGATACTCCTAAAGTATCTGTGACTATGGATCGAGTATTAGTGGTCGCAACTTGTGGAGGAAGCCAGGTAGGCAACTGGATGACAAGAGTCGGGTTTGTCATAAGATCTCCAACCAAATCAAAGTCGAAACTTACAGTGCGACCAAATTCACAAGCCGTGGAAGGAGGAACACGGCGTATTTCAAATGTAGAAGGGGCCTGCGCTTCATAGGAAGAGTCAAAAATATACGTGCTTTTGGGTTGATCTTGGTAGAAAAACACGTCTTTATTTCCTCGGGCTACCAATTCATATAAGGATCCTTCAGTAGTTGCATACTGCGTCGGGGCAGCCATCTGATTGGTTAATGAACGATTGTTTAGAACTCTTTACACCGTAGCAGTTGCACTAGGAGAAAACCAATCTAAGACTAGGCGTGAAACCCCCATGGACACTGCAGTTGAATATGAGACTTGGGTAGATCCAAGGAGACTTATACCCGCTTGACATACAGGGCTTCCAGAACTTACCAAGCCATGTATATAACCTAGTAATCCGTCGGGGACGCAGTAGTGATTATATAATTTTGCAACTCCATAATGTGTCGTATAAGCAATCATTGCAGATAAGACACCCTTAGCTATGAACTCCATACTACCCCCTCTATAGTTTTTCAACTCCAATCCACTTTGACAACAATTTCCCAAAATTCATAAACAATAAAAGATACGCAGTTCGTTATGATCTCAATTCTTGCATCCTTGAAGACAGTTTTCAATTCTTCAAGAATTAAAGATTCTTCCTTTTTTAGAGATTCCATTTCTGCTTTTGTAGAGGCCCATCCTGCACTAATACGTGCAATCGTATCGCCTAACATAGCCACACGGAGAACTTCAGTCTTTGCGTAAGTTACGACACGATCGACTAAAGCCTTTTTATAAGATTCATCCTTGTATTTGTGTAAAAGGATGAGATCTTTACGTGTATAGGACATTGTATGTATTATTTATGGTGTATGTTTAGACCATTTATCGACCATTGATCATTGACAAATAGT